GGCGTAGGGCATCCGACCGCCATAGGATTTGTCCAGTTCATAAAAGAGGAAGTCCACATCATAGACTATCACGAATTAGTGGGGCGCGGGATTGTATATCACTGTGGCGAGGTCAAGAGAAAGCCCTACATTTATGGTCATCATTACGTCCCTCACGATGCACGCAACCGCAGCAGGGAGACGGAAACTCCGCTCATTGATACTATGCGGGAATTATTAGGCCCAGTAACAATAGTTGAGCGGGTGGAAAGTAAGGGTGATAGTATTCAGGCGGCGAGAATGATTTTCCCGCACGTTTTCTTCGATGCCAAAAAGACACCGCGGCTTATTAAATGTTTAGGGTTCTATCGGTATGCGTGGGATGACAACAAACTGAAATTCAAAAATGAGCCGGAAGATGACTGGTCGGCTGATGGCGCGGATATGTTTCAATGTCTGGGCGTTGCTTGGGTCACAATGAGTATCGGCGGCCAGCGATTAGGTAGAACAAAGCCGTGGTCAGGCAATCTTGTAAAGCCCGCTGACGCCTACAATAACAGCGTTTTAACGCGAGGAATGGCATAATTAAAAAAAGTTCTTGACAAATTCAGTTTGATAGTCGATTATATATGTAATGAATGATATAAGAAGAAAGGCGGCCAGATGAATAGAAGGCAATTTATAAAGGGCGTTTGTGGCGTTTTTGCTGCGGTAGTTCTTCCAATCTCAAAGGTGGCAATTAAATCAGCAAAACAAGTTTATTCTTATCCACTAACATTGTTTGAAATTTTGAAAAGGCGGCAGGATTCTTCTTTATTGAATATAGTCGAGGCTTTGAGCGAGTCAAATGAAATTCTTAAAGATGAAGTTATAACAGAACATAATATACATAGCCATAGAAGGGCGGCCAGATGGGTAAAGACGAAGGAATATACCCAAAAGAATCAAGTTTGGACTATCAGCTAAGTGTGCTTTTACATTCAAAGACGCTATCTCGTGGAGAATTGTTAGAAGTGATAACAGTCCTTCATCAGCATTCAAAAAAAAGGACTGGGACGAATTGATTAAGTATTTTAATTAAAGAAAGGCGGCCAAATGGTAAAGAAGATAATAAGTTTCATAAGAGATTTATGGAGCCTGCCGAAAGAATATGCAAGACTTCAATATGATATTAGTCAAACTATAATAAGATGTATGCTAAATAGCAGAAAGGGGCCAAATGGAGACGAGCGATGACCCAGTATTTACACCAATATTCTTAGGGGCAGGATTTTCGGCAACGACCGCAGCGGGTTTGGCAACGGCGGCGACGGCGGCATCTATTGGGATAGGCACAACGGCGTTGATGGGTGGTTTTAAGAAACCCGACAAGTCGAGGTCAGGTTTTGCCACGGCGGCGCCTGGTCAGGCCACAAAGACATCAGAGCCGGTGCTGGCTTTATCAGAGCAGGCCAAGCGTAACAGGCGGTTGGCCGCCAGTTCATTGACCAGGGAGTTCACCCCGCCGACATTAGGTATTTCGGCGTTGGTTGGAGCATAATTATGCGTCAAGGCAAAACAGTCAAGCATTGTCACGGAAAGAGTAAGGGCAAAACTATCCGCCGATTCAAAACCGTGAAAGCGGCGAAAAGTTTTCACAAAAAGATAAGTCATTAGAGGAAATAATAATGAAGAAGGAAACATGGGATAAATCAGACATTGGGCTGATTATGGTAGTCGTGGGTTTACTTCTGATGATGTTGGTTCTGGCTGGGTGTGACAAAGAGACCGAGCATAGGGATGAGGTAGTCTGGTCAAATGGAAATTATCAGTGTGCAGGGACAGGCACGGCTGATACTCCTGCGGGCAAAAGATGTAAGAGAGGAGCCCCGTCGAATATACAAGCAGGAAATAGGCAATGGTATTATTGCCCCGAACACTACTATCAATCCGTATGGATAGAACACGGCAGGAAAGAACGAGAGTGAAACAGGTATTATTTATGAACAGAACTATCACAGCAATTATAGTAATATTTTGGGCGTGTTGTCTTGGTTTGTTTGTTGGCAGGCGCATAGGCACTAAAGAAGGCGCGAGGCAGATGGCGAGGCACATCCTTAATCCCGCCTTTGAAACAGATAGCTTCTATGACATAATGAGCGAAGAGTGTGGTACTGGCAAGGGGTGGATAGAAAAGAATGGATGTATGATAATTTACAAAGAGGGGTTAACAATTACGGGCGACACGGTTAAAATGTACCCGGAGTTGAGAAAGTTTGGTTTTAGGAGTAAAAAGGAAGTAATCGATGAAGCAATAAATCTATGTGGAGCAAGCAATGGAGAGGGAGGTATATACCCAAGCCTTGTTGAAAGATACCCAGACGGCCATGACAATAGTTATTATGGAACCAGGTAATTTATGAACAGACACGGATTCGATTAAAAATTAAGTAACGGGCCTGACCGATAACCGGCCAGTTTGAGGTCAGCGTAAGAATAATTAAAGACGGTTGTGTGGAACCACACTAACACATAGCCGTCTTTTTTTATTGCCCGCTCAAAAGGATTTTTATGTTATGGACTGATAAAAAATTATACGACAGGGTTATTGACCGCTGGAAGGAGAAGGACACAGATTACGTCAAGGCCAACAGTAACAGGGACGTTATAACCACTTACTTCCGCAGCGACGAGATAATCCAAACCGACGATAAAGGCCGACTGGTTGGCGAGAGTATCTACAACGGTTCCGGCTCGTGGTATTCCCGCATGATGGCTACAGGTATTCAGGGTTCGCTTGTCTCGAAGAATATAGACTGGTTCAGATACAAGATGCAGGAGTCAGGACTGAAAGGGGTTGACGAGCTGGACATTTGGACACAGGACATAAAAGAGGAGATGTCCGACGCCTATCAGCGTTCTAATTTCTACGATGTTCAGCCCCAGTTCACGCACGATGGGGTAACATTTGGCAGCCCCGTAATATTCGGTGAGGAGAACATACTCGAACGGCGTACAATGTGGATGCCTCAGCATTATAAGAATATCCGGCTCTATTACGACAAATACAATGAGGTCGAAGGCTGCATGGTCAAGGACGATACCTGGACCGCCAAGAAGATATTCGATAAGTTTGTCAAGAATGATGACGCGAATTACACTAAAAGCGAGGCCAAGTTAAACATTTCGGTAGTCACAGCATTGCGGATGGGTCAAATGGACGATGTGTTTACTGTCTATCGCGCATGTTTCAAAGCTACCGACCCACTGTGGAAGGGTGGATTCAAGAAGCCTGCCAACCAGAGCTATAAATGGTTTTCGGTTTATTTCCTCGACCTCACCGACAGCGATAAGAAGGACACACCCTTAAATGACGATGTTGGTGATTTCAGTCAGCCGTTCGCCGTGTGGAACTTTGACAAGAAGCCGTGGGAAGCTACAAGTCGCACGCCTGCTTTTTATGCTGTTTGGGACTGCCTGAGCTTACAGCAGATAGACAAGCAATTTCTTGAGAATATGCAGTTGAAGAACCGGCCATCAACAATCTCACTCGATACTATGAGGGGCAGACTGGCACTATCGCCTGAAGGCAGGATGTTTGCAAGCGATAATAATGAATACGACAGACCGCCCAAGGCCCTTGATTTGATAGGCGATATTGTACTGAACAAAGATATGATAGTGATGAAGGTCGATGCTTTGAAGCGATGGTTTTATATTGATATGTTCCAGATGTTCACCGACCTTGCCGCCGCAAATAAAGCGCCGGTGGCAACCTATCACTTATGGCAATTAGCCGGCGAAAAGGCGACCTTATTAAGTCCGGCTATCGAGACCCACAGTAAATATCTTAATACCACTGACGACCGGATGATGGACATTGAGATTCAAGCAGGTCGCGGCCCGTTTGCTCCCGATATAATGGCGAATATCGCCGACATTGTAATGAGTACGCTTGGAAAAGTGGTTACGAGCATAGGTGTCAAGCCGGTATTTATCGGTCAACTGGCGCAGGCCCAAAAGGTAAGCCAGGCATTACAACCTATACAATCGACGATGGACGCGGTGAGTCCACTTCTGGAGATATTTCCTCAAATTCGGCACATGTACCGCCAGTATGAGACGGCAAACGATATAAATGAAGCGCTGGATTTCCCGCAGAAGAATATCGTCCCGAAAGAAGAATGGGAAGAATTGGTCAGGCTTGAAAATGAAGCAACAGCCCAAGAACGACAGCAGCTAATGGCGATTGAGGCGATGAAGGCAAGCAAGAACATACAGGGTCCGGTAGATGAGACAAGTGTATTGGCTGCGGCGGCAGGAGGTGAGGCATGAACGCACAGCGCACGCTAAAACGGCAAATAGCACAGACCGGCAAGGAGAACACACAGACCGCGCTTAACAATCTGCTCTGGAAGATAGTTATGCAAAACGGCGGCCAGCTAAACGTACCGCTTGAGGACTTAAAGAAGGTTCCGGCTAACGCGGCTTTGCAGGCCACGGTAGATTCAGCGACCGACAACTTTGTAGTGGTAGCCGGGATTCGACCGAGCAAGAGCGGGCTTTACCTGCCGCCTGGAGCCGAGAATTAAATGAGTAGAGGTTTATACATATCATATCAAAGGGCGGGACCGAGTTTTCTCGCCTATAAACTGGAAAGAATATTTACCAGAATGGAGACGCCGGAAGATGTGGCCCTGCATAATGACATATTGAAAGATGTTTTATCGATGGTTCAGGGCGAAGAGACAAAGTTTTTTATGGATATGGCCGAAGCGATACTGTATCCGAAGGTCAATAGACGCAAAAGATTCCTGTTCAGAGTGGCTGGGCAGATATTGCACATAGGTCAAATGAAGGTACGATAATGGCAAGGAAAACAAAAAAGAAAGCGGCACCGAAGAAACCAGCAAAGAAGAAAACAAAAGCCCCGGCTGTTCATAAAGACGGTTGGTATCGTAACGACGTAGGCGAAAATAACATTATGGCTTTTTATGTGGACGGCACTGTAATGAGGGAGATACCATTAAGCCTTTTCGAGCGAGCCAGAAAGAAAGTCGGGATGACCAATGAAGTGATAGCCACTTACCCGGACGCGAAATCGCTGAAAGAGGTCTGCGATAAAATACACCCAAAGTCCAACCCGGACGCTTACCCTAAACGCGGTTCAGCACCTAAACCGGTAATCTATACCGAGAAGGTGCCCGACAAGATAGAGATAGACTCGAATATGGAGGCGAAGTTTATCAGCCGGAACAGGGCACAGTTCGATGAACAAAACTTACAGGCCGAACTCCGCAGGATAAACCGCAAGTACGGAGACCAAAAGCCGGTCAAGATAGTCAAGACAACTACATTCAATCAGGTAAGAGGCAGGAACGCCGACCGGGTTGCGTGTAAAGTTCTGGTAACGCATTATGAGATATATTTTTAAGATAGGTAAGCAATGTGTACATACGCATCATCAATAGGTTTGGCAGGAATGGCAGAGATAGCCAATCAGGGCGTTATGTGGGAGCAGGAGCAACTTGCTATGGAGAGGCGGCGGTCTATTGGCCGGAAGGTTGTTTCTGAAAAACCGTTATCTGTTACCGTTATAGCAAGGTCTCGGATAAAGGAGGCCGTTGATTCTGTTAAAGGCTTATCCAACCGCAAAGATAGGTAATTTATGGACATCATTAAAGCCATATTCATCCTTAAAATTATAGGCTTTGCTTGTTTAATCTTTTTATTTGATGCAGTTTTTATTTTGATATTATTTGCTTTAGACAAGATGGTTAAAAAGTTAGGTAATTTATGAAATAGGGAGTAATTATGGATTGGTTGAATGATTTTGAACATCCGTCAATAACAGACGAGAACAGGGAGGCGTTTGAAACGGCGGCAAGTAAATTTGAGACGCAGGACGATATGACCGTCGGTTACTACGAGCTCCAAAAGACAGCGGGCAAGCCGTTCAAGCTGCCTGCCGCGCTTGACAAGCTCCCGGACGATACTTCAAGGGCGGAATTTACCGCGCAGGCCCATAAGTTGCTCGGTATAAGTAAAACAAAGGACATCGCCGCCTTAGCGGACGTTAATTTGAAAGACGGGCTTCCCGAAGGTTCGCCCTTCAATGAGGAATTTGCAAACTCTTTTAAGCAGTTTGTAATAGACAGCAACCTCAATGTAAACGATATGCCGAAACTCGCCAAGTTTTTCAATGTATCAATGGCGAAATTCGCCGCGGACGAAAAGGCAAAGGCCGAATCCGATGCTATTGCTGCGGCAGAGAAATGTGACGAGGCATTGATAGCACATCCAAGTATAGGCAGTAAGGAAAAGCTGCAGGAACTATCGGAGCTTTTCGCGCGTGCGATGAAGAACCACGTCGGCCTGACCCCGGATGAGGTCGAGGAGCTTGCCGATGGTTTGGCATTATCTAAACTTACGAAAAACCCAGTCCTTGCAAGGGTAATGCTGAACCAATTTGCTCCCCTGGCTGCTACTGCAACGACTGAAAGCGGCGACGGAACTCCTAAAGTGGCACCGGTAGACCCGGACGAAGGGTCAAAGACCTATGTAGCTTTAGGCTGGAGTCCGAAGAAAGAATAAAGCACCCGCGCAAGCGGACAATGCTCTTTGGTATAAAAAAATTGAGATAATGTAACCTATGGTTGCACCTTGTGGCGCTCGGAAAGACGGGAAGCCTTATGTACGGCTTACAGTACAAGGTGGAAGCCCGGTAACGGACAACTTCTCCCGAAAGATAATTGAAAGAAAATCGAAATTATTTTTTAGGAGATTTAACAATGGCAACATTAAGTCATGTATCCATAGGCAACATTTTTGATTTATTGAAATTCAAGTTGCCCAGCGGAGCGGCGCTCAACACAGTTGTAAATGCTCTCGCCGAACGGGACGACTTTTCTCGTTTCCTGCCTGCCTTTCCTGCGAACCAGGGCCTTACCCATCATGGTCTAAGGACAATCACGCTGCCTACCGGCTATTTGGTGGACATTGGCGGAAGCTGGAAGGCATCAAAGGCCGTCCATGAGCCTTTTGTAGAGGCACTTATGACGGTCCGCTCGGCGTATAAGGCACCGACGGACACATTCACAAACGAAAAACCAGAAGTCGGCAAAGCACTTCTGAAGGCGAATAAAATCGCCCACGTCATGAGTATCAATCAGGCGGTCACCAACCTGATGATTGAGGGGTCAAGCACACCGAATCTTAGCGGTGTTGTAGGTCTGATGAAACGCGACCCCTATATGACCTATGACAACAAGTTCACCTGGAATGCAGGCGGCAGCTCTGGTAATACAGACCTTAGAAGCTGCTGGCTGATGAAGCCGGGCGTTGATACGCTGCATTTCCTCTACAATCCTAACCATCCCACTCTCGGTATCGAGCAGGAGGAAAAAGGTGAATGGCTCGAAGAGGCGCTCGGCACATCGAACGATGAACACAGATGGAACATCTGGATTGAGTTTATGATTCAGAAGGGTATCTTTGTTCGGGACCAGAGGGCATTGAAAAGGATTTGTAACGTACCCTGCGGTATTGGCGACCTTCCCGGAGCCGACCTCGTCAATGCGGTTATCGAGGCAAGTATAGTTAATGCCCCGACCGGCGGAACAATGCAGCAAAATGCAGGCGGAGTTGTTACCGACCTCCCGTCACCGTGGCTGCTAATGTGCCCTGAAAGGCTTTACGCCAAACTGGTCATAGCGGCCAACGACAAGCTGATGGTGCATACATCCAACAAGAACATCTACAAGACGGACCTGCCTATGATTGGTCCCAACATCATCATCGCCCGAATGGATGCCCTTAATAAGGTCATTGGTTCCGGTGAAACTTATGTCGCAGCTGCGTCATAGTTTTTAAGAAGTTGTAGCACAAGAAGTTAATTGAAAAGTTTTTAAGGAGCAAAAAAAATGATTATAGCAACTTTAGGAAAGCTGATGGCGGCACAGGCAATCACTGACGCCGATGAAATCAGCGAGAATGTTATCCAGCTTCCGGCAACGGATTACGCGGCGCTGACGGACGTTTGGTGGGTTGTTCAAACAAACGTCATAGCTGCTACTGCCGGAACGCTGGACTTTACACTGGTCATGGCAGACCAAGTTGGA